TACCGGCTTTACTCCGTCCACACCGACCACGGGCGCGATAACTTTGGCCGGGACGCTGATTGCGGCCAATGGCGGCACGGGCTACGCCAGCTATGCAGTGGGCGACTTGTTGTACGCCAACACCACGACCACTTTGGCCAAGCTGGCCGACGTGGCCACCGGCAACGCTTTGATCTCTGGCGGCGTGTCAACCGCGCCGTCTTGGGGCAAAATTGGCCTGACCACGCATGTCAGTGGCACGCTGCCTATCGCCAATGGCGGCACCAATGCAACCGCTACGCCCACCGCTGGCGCCGTAGCTTACGGTTCGGGCACGGCCTACGCTTTTACGGCTGCGGGCACATCTGGCCAGGTTTTGACCAGCGCAGGCGCAGGCGTCCCGACATGGGCCACGCCAACCACGGGCACGGTAACCTCGGTGGGTTTGTCATTACCGGCCCAGTTCACCGTCACCAACTCGCCAGTCACCAGCTCGGGCACGTTGACGGCCACTTGGGCGACTCAAACAGCCAACTATGTGCTTGCCGGTCCGACAACTGGCGCGGCGGCAACGCCCACCTTTAGGGCATTAGTCGCTGGCGACATCCCTTCGCTGAGCTATGTCACCTCGGTCACCGGCACCGCGCCTGTAGTGTCATCTGGCGGTTTAACCCCAGCCATTTCAATGGCAGCGGCCAACGGCACGACCAATGGCTATTTGACTTCAACCGATTGGACAACCTTCAACAACAAAGGTTCTGGCTCGGTCACCAGCGTTGCCCAGTCATTTACCGGCGGTTTGATCTCGGTTGGCGGCTCGCCCATCACAACCAGCGGAACTTTGGCTTTGACGGTGGCCGGCACAAGCGGCGGCATTCCTTACTTTTCCAGCGGCACAGCTTGGGCGTCATCTGCGGCTTTGACCCAATACGGCGTTGTTTATGGTGGCGGGGCTGGCGCAGCTCCCGTGGCCACCGCCGCAGGCACCACAGGACAGGTCTTAACGGCCACCACGGGCGGCGCTCCTACTTGGGCATCCCCCGCAACCAACGGCACGGTTACAAGCGTGTCTGTGGTGTCTGCCAATGGCTTTGCGGGCACGGTAGCGACCGCTACCACCACGCCTGCCATCACCATATCGACTTCGATCACCGGCCTGCTTAAAGGCAATGGCACGGCCATCTCAGCGGCCACGTCTGGAACTGACTACGCCCCGGCGACCAGCGGTACGTCTATTCTGTACGGCAATGGCTCGGGCGGGTTCAGCAACGTGACTGTTGGGTCTGGCCTGTCCTTTTCAGCCGGTACGTTGGCGTCCACGGCCAGCACCGCATCCGCACCCATCACCAAAACCGCTGATTTCACAGTTGGCGCGGGTGAGACTTGGTTTATCAACAACAAGTCGGGATCGACTTGTACGGTGACTTTGCCAACAGCGTCGGCCAATACAGGCCGAGAATTGACTTTTAAAAATTATCAGGCGCAGACTTTGGTGTCAGCGTCGAGCAATGTGGTGGCTTTGGCTGGCGGCGCAGCCGCTACGGCCATCTTGGCCGCGTCTACTGGAGATTGGGCCACACTTGTGTCAGACGGCACCAATTGGATTATCATGCAGGCTGCGGCCAACAACTGCCTGTTACTTGAATGAAGGGGCGCCGATATGATGTTCAAAAATAGTTTTAATGCGTTAGGAGAGTGACATGGCTCAATCAATTGACAGTAAAAAATTTGGAACGCTTGACACAAGCGGAAAAGTTCCTGTTTCATTGACCGGCGTAGGTACTGACCCCGCGCTTGGGCTGGGTTTAAGTTTTAACGTAGGTGGTAAAGACTATACGTTTATCCCCGAAGATCGCATTACCCAAGGCGCTGCGTCAGGTACTAATGGCGCTTTGTTTACTGGATTTCTTAATCCAACTTTACTTTCTTCTCTTAAAAACTCATCGGATTATGTTGATTTATCCGGTGTTAATTTTGGAAGTTTTGACGCTGGCAACTTTGTCACTAAAAACATGGGCGGGGCGACTAAAGGTTTTCTTGCTCCCAAAGAAGTTGTTGACCCTATTCTAGCCGCCGGGATAACAACCTATGACCCCTCATGGGCTGGCAAAGCAAGTGGAATTGGAAATGCCAATGGAAAACCGGCATTCATATTGCCCAACGGCTATGCAGACGACAGCGGTCGAGTAACTAAAACCGAAACTAAAATTACGGGGTATACGTCTAGTGGTGGTGGCTGGCTTAATAGTTTTGTAAACAACCCTTTAGGCACCGTATCGGAAACAATAGGCAACGTTGTTAAAAGCCCTTCCCAAGCCGTTGGTGAAGCGTGGAATTCGGGCGGGCGGGATGCCGCCGCCGCAGTTGCGGCGTACTACGGGATTCCTTTGGCAGCGGAGTACATGGGCGCCGGCGCGGCGGCAGAAGGTGCCGGCGCGCTTGCATCGCAAACAGCCGCAGAGGCTTCTTCTGCGGCCGCTGCCAGCGGCGCTGGAGCAGGGGCTGCTGGTGCGGGGGCTGCTACTGGTGCAGGAGCTCTTGCAGCACAAACAGCCGCAGAGGCTTCATCTGCCGTTCCTTATACCAGCGCTGGTGCGGGGGCTGCTACTGGTGCAGGAGCTCTTGCAGCACAAACTGCGGCCGAAGGTTCTTCTGCTGTTCCCTATGCCGCTGGTGCTGGCGCGGCGGCTGCGGGCACAGTAACTCCTAGCTGGATGATGCCCGCAGCTATGGTTGGTAGTTCTTTGATTGGAGCTACTGCGGCTCAAACTGCGGCAAAAACACAAGCAGACGCTGCGGCCCAAGCCAATCAATTGCTCTATCAACAGTACTTGCAACAGCGTACTGATTTAGCGCCATTCACAGGCGCAGGCATAGACGCGCAAAATAAACTGCTGACTTTTCTTGGTTTGCCCGGTGGCACAACCGGCGCAGACTATGGTAAATACGCCAAAGACTTTACCAGCGCTGACTTCTTGGCCGGTCAAGACCCTGGCTATGCTTTCAGATTGTCTGAAGGTCAAAAGGCGCTTGAGCGTTCCGCAGCGGCTCGTGGTGGGTTGCTGTCTGGCGGCGCTGGTAAAGCGCTGGCAAGCTACGGTCAGCAAATGGGCAGTCAGGAATACCAAAACGCCTACAACCGTTACCAAACCAACCGATCCAACCAGTTGGCCCCCTTGTTTAGCTTGACAGGTTCTGGTCAAGCGGCTGCGGCCAATCAAGCGGCTGCGGCGGGCAATTACGCCACAGGTGCGGCGAATAACCTCACGTCAGCAGGCGCGGCTAACGCGGCTGGCACTGTGGGGACTGCCAACGCTTTGACTGGCGGTTTGAATTCATACCTAAACTACTCTGGTCAACAAGACTTGTTAGCCGCGTATAACGCGCGCACTGCGGCGGCTAAGTCTGCCTACTCATAAGGAACGAACATGGCACTTGATCCTTCTATCGCACTGGGCGTTCGGCCTCTTGAAATCCCCAACCAACTGGCGCAGTACGGCCAGATGGCGCAGCTTGAAAGCGCGCAGAATCAAAACCAAGTTGCGCAGATGCAGATTGCGCAGATGCGCCGCGATGAAGCAACGCTTCGACAAATTCAAGCCAAGGCCGTGGAGCATGGTGGCCCAGCTGATTTAAATCAAATTGCCGATGCTTACCTCAAATCGGGCAACCCTAAGTTTGTTGAGTTTGGTATTGGTCTGCGTCAGAAATTAGACGAGCGCGATCAAGTTGCAAAGATTATGGGTATGGGCCAGCCCCCCGCTGCGGCTCCCGCCGCCGCACCGGTTGCCAACGCGCTGACCGCGCCCATGCAAGCTGGCGCGCTGGGTTCGGGCACGTTTGGTATGGCCCCTGAGCCTGTTGCCAATCGACTTGCGGCCCCTGCCGCTGCGCCTGCCGCCGCGCCTATGGCCGCGCCTGCCGCTGCGCCAGGCGGGTTAAATTTAGAAACTTTGCTCGCCCAACGCAAAGCATTTATAGCTATGAATAAGCCTGAGATGGCCCGCGCTTTGGACGCGGAAATTGCGTTGGCATCTAAAGAACCTGTGTACCACAATGTCACCGGCGTGGGCTTGGTTGATCCTCGCACTGGCCGCGTCGTGACGCCATCGGTTGAGGCTACTGACCCCGAAATCAAACGCTACGAATACGCTAAAGCCCAAGGTTATAGAGGTTCGTTGTTTGACTTTAAACGCGAAATGGCAACGGCGGGCCGCACGCCTGTTCAGCCATCAGCGCCGGTTGCGGTGGTTGATGAAAGCGGAAAGGTCAAATACGTGTCCCGCGAGCAAGCCATGGGCATGACACCCGCGACTGCAATAGAAGGTCTGTCGCCAAAAGACATTCAAAAACGCGAAGCAGTGCTGCCGCAAGCGCGGCAATCGGTTAAGACTATTAACAACACCATGTCGGTTATTGGTGAGACTGTTGATCGCATACTTGCCAATCCCGAAGGGCTTGATGGCATAACTGGCGTGGTATATGGCCGCACACCAGCGCTGACTGACGCCGCGCGCAAAGCAAACGCCGATCTTGAACAGCTGAAAAACTTGGCGTTTGTGCAAGGTCTTACTGAACTTCGCGCGGCATCTAAAACTGGCGCTGGCGTGGGTAACGTGTCCAACCGCGAAGGCGACAGGTTTGAGAACTTAAAAGCCTCTTTGGATCGGACTCAATCAAAGACTGATCTAGAGGACGCGCTGCGCAGATTAAAAGGCCAAGCCGGCTTTACATCGCAGTCCATGCAAGAAGCGTTTGACGAAACGTATAAATACAAGCAAACTGCGCCAAGTACCCAAACGCCTGCCGCAACGCCAAGCATTGATGCCCTTCTTGAAAAATATAAATCGAGATAACTATGGCCACACTCGAAGAACTCAGCGCGGCGTTGGTCAAAGCGGACGCTGCGGGCAATGCCGCAGACGCCCAAGCATTTGCTGATGCCATTCGACAAATGCGTGGTGGCATTCCCGCGCCGCGCAGAACGGGCACTGCCGCCGATCTGATTCCAGGCAACACTTATGATGTGCCTGTTTCAACCGCAGCACCAGAACGTGGGCCTGCGTCCCTCAGAGAAAAGGTGTTTGCACCTGTGGAAACAGCCGTGGGGCTTACCACTGGTGCAATCACAGCGCCCATCGTTGCGGGGGCCGAAGTACTTGGCGCACTGACCAGCGGCAAATACGGCACAAAAGAAGGCGTTCGCATTGGCGAAGCCCAAGCCCGCCAAGTTCAGCAATTCTTTCAACCCGCACTTAGCCCAACGGCACAGGCGCAAACTGAAGCAATCGGCAACGCTTTGGCCAGCACTGGTTTGCAAGGCGTTCCACTCAACGTGCTAGGTGACTTGTCCCGGGCAGTTAGCGCAGGCACTCGCGCCGCCGCGCCTATGGTCAAGGCACCAATACAAGCGCGCCAGCAGCGCATTCAAACTGAGCGCGTGCGCGAAAGCGAAATGAATGCGCCGCGCATTGATGCGGCCAAAGATGCGTTTGACATGGGTTTGTCGTTAAACCCGTCGCTGTCCAATCCCAGCGCTGCCAATCGTATGCGTGCTGCTGCGGTGGGGTCAACGGCGCTGGACAGCAATTTATCCAAGCTCAATCTACCTAAGATTGCCGCGCGGGCTAGAGAAGACATGGGCTTGCCAGAAACCATGAAACTTGATGCAAAAGCGTTTGATACAGCGTTGGAAGCGCCGACAATCAGTGTGCCGTACGACAAAGTCAGAGCAATTCCCCGCGTAACCGCCAACGCTGCGGTATTGGACGATCTTGACAACTTGCGTGTCGCGCCCACCATTGGCGACATGGGCCAAGCTAATGCCGTCAATACATTCTTGGACGCAGCCAAACAGCAACTCCAAGCTGGCGCGGATGGCAAAATCATTGTGGACAGCATTCGCCAGCGCCGCCGAGATGCGCAAGCAATTTACAACCAACAGTCTGCCGGCATCAACCCGCCATCACCCGAAGCAATAGCCCGCGCAGATGCAAGCATGGGCATAGCAAATGCGTTGGAAAAGGCGGTTGAAAACAGCATTACTGACCCTCGTCTGTTGACCGAGTTTCAAAACGCGCGTTCATTGGCCGCACGAATCTATGATTACCGCCGCGCCACCAACTTGGCCACCGGCGTGGTTGACCCGCAAGCGCTGGCAAAAATGGCCGCTGAAGGCAAACCCTTGTCGGGAAATGCCGCAAAGATTGCAAACGCTGCGGCCAACTTCCCCGAAAATTTGCAAGGCGGCGTAGTTCGCGAGCCAACATTTAGAGAAAAACTTACCCGGTCTAGCGCGGGCGGTACTGCGGGCGCGCTTATCGGTTCTATAGGTGGTTTGCCTGGTGCAATTATTGGTGGTGGGGTAGGCGCGGCGGCGGGCAATATTGGGGCTGGAATGGCCGCACGTAGCATGGCCAAGCCAGGGTTTCAAAAGTCTACGGCGATGCCGCCAGACTATCGGCCCATTCCGTCAGGGCTGACGCCTGCTGAAATCAACTACGGCCCCAACCAACTTGTGCCATACAACTACGGGCAGCAAGCGTTTACGCCGCCTAATTTTGTAATGACGCCCGAGCGCTATGGCCCACAAGTCACGCCAAGCGCGCCAAACATGGCCCGCGCGTTGCCCGCGCCCAGTGCGGAAGGCACTATGGGTACCTTACGTGCGGAAGACGTTCGCCGCGCTGCGTTGTCTCGCACGCTGGGCCAGCAAGCGGAAGCGCAACAATCAGCGGCTGAAGCGGCTGCGCGCCGCCCCGCCGGCGGTGAAGTCATCCTTGACTTTGACCCCATTACCGGGCGCTACCGCGAAGCCAGTCAAGGCATCAAAGGCGCAACGCCTGAGACATTCCAAAAGCTGTCGGCGTTGGATGACGCAGCCAAAAAAGTTACTGAAGGCAAACTGTTCGATTTGACCGCAACCGAAAAGGTTGCTTGGGACAAAGCCAAGGTTGATTTTGCAGAAGTCGCCCCAGGGTTTAAGTCACTTACCGACAAGGCCATCGCCCAGAAGATGATGGATCGTGCATGGGTAACAGATACATTGGCCAAGGCGCGTGACAAAGTGCAAGTGCTGGACAAGGCCGTTCAGCAAATTGCTAACCCACAAGTCAAACAAGACGCCATTGTAAAACGCGACCAGATCGCAAACGTGGTCAATACGCTGGAAGAGCGGTTGCAAGCGCCGCCCAAGCCCGCGCCCACTTTCCAACCCAAAACAGTAGACAAATCAAACTACGTGCCGCCAACAGAGGCGCAACGCGAAGTTTTGGCCAAGATTCAAGATCAAGGCATGGGAAAGTTGGATTTGAATGATGCTAAAACGTACTTGACCGAAGGATTGTCAATCTACGCTGGTGAGCTGCCGCCAAAAACTAGCGTCCTTGCAATTGAGCGCAATATGTCCAATATGCGCAAACTAACTACGCCCGCAGAAATAGACGCCGCGTACAAGAATGGTTCTTATTTGTTTGGTGTGGACGAGGCCGTACCGTTGCCGACCAACAAACTTGCACCAAAAAGCAAAAACAAATTGAAAAAATGATGGACTATCAAATACTCTTCAACATCGCCGTGGCCATCGCCGGGTTCTTCGGCGGGTGGACGCTTAACCGCATCTACATCGCCATTGACCGGCTCGACGGCGACGTGCGGTCCATGCCCCACGACTACGTGAGCCGCGACGACTACAAGGCCGACATCCGCGAGGTGCGCGACTTGCTGGGCAAGATTTTCGACAAGCTCGACAACAAGGCTGACAAGTGAGGTGGACCCGCTAACTCTGCTGGCGTTAGCAAATTCATGCGTGGCGGCAATTCGCAAAGGGTGCGACCTTTACAAAGAAGTTAAGGGGACCGTCGCCGAGGCCAAAAAGACGGCCAAAGAAGTCCAAGCAATAGCAGAAGAAGTCGGAGGTTTTTTTGGATTCTTCAAACGAAAGAAACCCGCCGCTGCAACTGCGCCCAAGCCGAAAAAGGATGACGCCCCAGTTTGGGATGAACATGCGGTTGTGGCTGACCTGGCGTCGAATCTTGGCCAGTTCTTCAAGGTTCAGCAGCAGCTTGCTGACCACATTCGTGAAGAAGAAGAAAAGTCTAAAACTGTTTATGACCCAAGTCAAAACATCATGGAGGCGGCGCTAAACCGGGAGCTGGCCAAAACGCAGTTTGAAAAACTGGCGAAAGAAATTCGTGAGATCATGGTGTATCAAAGCCCGCCAGAGCTGGGCAACTTGTATACACGGGTCAATAAAATGCGAGTGCAGATTATTGAGGAACAAGAGCAAGCGCGGCTGGCGCAAGAAGCGCGTGAACGGGAAGTTGCATGGCAACGCAGAAGGGTAATAAGCGCGATACAGGACAAAGCTATTTACGCCGTAGTCTGTATAGCGTTTCTGCTTTACCTGACCCTGTTCTTCAGCCTGCTGATATTGGATCGGAAGGTAAGATGGGGTTTTTAATCGCATTGATTGCCATGGTCTTGGTGTTTCTGTTGATGCTTCCTTTGATTGGCAGCATCTACTACGACACGTTGGCCACGCAAAAAGAAAGCAAAGCCCAGATCGAGCGCATGGAGCGCTTGCGTAAACAACTTGAAGACGAAAGGAAGAAAAATGCTAACCCTGTTCTCGAGCCTCATCAGTTTCCTGATGGGGGGACTCCCAAAAATCCTTGAACTTTTCCAAGACCACGCCGACAAGAAGCATGAGCTGGCGCTTGCCGCCATGCAAACCGAGCGTGAACTGACGCTCAAAAAAGCTGGCCTTGAAGCGCAAGAGCGCATCGAGCATATCCAGACCGAGCAGATTCAGATCAACGCAGATGTGACCAATGCCCAGACGGCTATGCAAGAGCGCCAGGCGCTCTATGCGCACGATATTGCGCTGGGCCAAGGGGCAAGTACTTGGGTGATCAACATGCGCGCAGCGACCCGCTCAGTCATCACCTACGGCATGTTTGTGATGTTTATGTTTGTTGAAGTGTTTGGCTTCTACTACGCATGGCACACGGGCGTGGACTTTGTCGTGGCGCTGGACCAGCTTTGGGACGATGAAACCCAGATCATCTGGTCGTGCATTGTGTCGTTTTGGTTTGGTGGTCAAGCGTTTGCCAAAAAATGAACGTCAGCCAAGAGGCCATCAAGGTCATTTGCCACCATGAAGGCATCAGGTACAAACCGTACCGATGCCCGGCGCGGCTTTGGACTGTGGGCGTGGGCCACGTTTTGTACCCCGAACAGGGCAAGCTACCCATAGACCAGCGTGATGGGTTTGCCTTGCGCCCGCAAGACAGCCGGGCTTTTTCAAAGGATGAAGTAGATGCAATCCTTAAATTCGACTTGCAGCGCTTTGAACGCGGCGTGCTTTCTTTTTGCCCTGTCGTTCTTTCACAAGGCATGTTTGACGGCCTTGTTAGTTTTAGTTTCAACGTCGGTTTGGGAACACTCCAGCGTTCGACGCTTCGTCAAAAGCTGCTTCGCGGCGATAAAGCGGGCGCTGGCGAGGAATTCCTAAAGTACACCAAAGGCGGCGGCAAAGTCTTGCCGGGTCTTGTCAAACGCCGGCAAGATGAACGGGCGCTATTCCTCAGTCCATAGCAGAATCTGAACGAATAGCCACCCAGCCATGATCGTGATGGCCGCGCCCAAACACAGGGTTAGAAACAATCCGATCATTTGCGCCCCTGTGCCAAGATTGTGCAAATGGCCAAGTTGGTGTCTTGGTACAAGGCGCAAGTGGTCACCATAGGGTCAGCGCCGTTGGTGACGGCCCTGTCCCATTTGTCACGCCTGTCGTAGGCGTTGAAGGTGCAACACACTATCAACGTCACAAGTAACGCCACCACCGTGCTCCAAATAAATTTCTGATCACTGTCCATTTTTCTTCTCCAGTTCTTTCCACGCCTCTTCCTCAGCGTCGTCAATTTGTTTCTTGCGCCAGCCAGAGCGCTTCTGGCAAGCCTGTTTGCATTCGTGCAAGCACAGCGCCTCTTGTGGGTAGGTGCAGTCCTGTGGGTCTTTCATTTCAGTAACTCCCGGTATGCGTTGATGGCATCTTTCAAATCGTTTTGCAAGTGCTGGATGCGGTCGTCTTGCTCTTGCATCTTGGCGTAGGCTTCAGCAGCAAACTTGGCCAGGTTCTCTTGGCTCCATGTGTCAAATGCGGGCATCGCGTTGCTCCTTGAGGCTTTGCGAGAGCTGCTGGCGCAACCACTTGATGCCGCCCAAGCGCTTCCACTCGACGTAATGGGCCGGGATCAACCGGGCGCTGACAGTCTTGGTCACATCGGTTATTTCACTCTTTGGTCTGGGCATGGCTTACCTCACCCGGCGCAGCGGTTTGGGTTCGATAAACTTCTCGGGCGGGGGCGGGGGCAGGCTTGCGCTGGGGGCTACCCAGCCTTGCTTGCGCCAAGTCGCCTGCACGTCAGCGCCTGTCGTCCACTTGTAACGTGGGTGGTCTACATTTATCCATGGTCGGGTGACCTTGGTGCCGGGGGGTGGTGTCCAATCGCTCATGGTCGTCTTGCCTCCTGTAAGATTTCAATCCGCTCGCGGGATGCCCGCAAGGCCGTGTAACGCTGGTGCAGCCGCTCCAGCACAGACACTCGTTTGGCTGACTCACGTTCATGGGTCAGCATCTCAAGCACCTTGGCTTCGTCCAAGGTCTTGAGTTCAGCGTTCAGTTTTCGCCAAGTGATTTCCAATTTTTGCCTCCAGTTTAGCTATCAAGTCAAGTGTGTGCTGTAACGTCCGCTCGGCAGCGTTGGCGTCCTTGCGGTGAATTTTCAGTATGGATCGCGCCGCTTTGAGTTGCGCTTTCCACAGGTCTAGTCTGGTCATTTAAGTTCCTTTAGTTTTTCGCAAAATTACCGTGGTATTTATCCCGCGCTTCTTCGGCCACAAGCGCCGCAAGTTCTAAATCAGCTATGTATTTGATATACCGTCCGTTAGCGTGCCGCACTTGTACACGCCACTTTTTGTTTCTTGCGGCCCAAACAACATTTTTTACCCCCGAAGTGTTGTCGGCGCGCGCCCGCGCGTTAAATTGGTTTTGTCTGCGGGTGGCCGGACGCAAATTCTCAATCTTGTTATTGCGCGGGTTGTTGTCAATGTGGTCTATTTCAGACGGTAACCACCCATGGTGCATTAAAAAAATTAGCCTGTGAGTTTTGTAGTGCTTGTGGTTTATGGTTGCGGCTTGGTAACCATTACTATCTTCCGCGCCAACGCGCATCCCTATACGTACGCGGTTTGAGCGCGAAATTTTCCAGTACAGCACGCCGTCTACATAGCTGAACAATTGATTGGCTTCAGATTGAGTAATCATTTTAAAGACTCCATGGCAATATCCGACACCGCCCGCTTGTCATGCAAGGCGGCAAAAATTTTCTCATCGACCGTTTTGTTGGTCAGCATCACGTAGCACCACACAGCGTGCGCTTGCCCCGAGCGGTGCAAACGACCAATTGTTTGTTCGTATAACTCCAAACTCCACGGCAGGGACAGAAACACCATGTGACACCCGCCGTGCTGTAGGTTGAGCCCGTGACCGGCTGACTTTGGATGGACGGCCAGTAGCCTGACTTGTCCAGCATTCCATCGCTCGATGGCTCGGTCGTCATCAAGAGTCGTGGGGTTGAAGCGGCGCTTGAGCTCGGCGAGCTCTTCTTGGTACTGGTAAACAATGATGGTATTTGCGTGCTGGTTTTCATCAAGCAATTCCTCCAAGCGGTCAAATTTGTGCGGGCTAAACCACACCGGCGTCTGTGTGACAATGAATCTACCGGGTGTTTCGGAGGCTTGCTTTCGCGTGTCGTACACGAACCCGCTGGCCATTTGCTGCAGCTTGCCGGTCACGACACCCCCGTTGGCCGCGATGGCTTTGGCGTCTGGAAACTCCACCACAAAGTCGGCCTTCATCTTCTCGTAGGGCTTGCGGTCGCTCAAGTCGCAACGCACCTCAACGACATGCAGCGGGGGCAGCTTGTCCTTGTACTCGCCTGGCTCCAGCACAAACGTCGCCGGCTTGATCTTGTCCATGACCTTGGCCAACGACCCGACCCGTGGCGCCCACTCACCAAAATCCTTGTTGACCAGCACAAAATACTGCTGCATGAACGCGCCCTTGGAGCGGCCCAGCAGGCTTAGATCAATGATCTTGCACTGGCCAAAGACGTCCTCTAGGCCGTTGCTGGTGAAGCTGCCGGTCAAGCCCCAGCGAATGGGCACGCCCTTGATGATCTTGTCAAACGCTTTGAAGCGCGCGCCTGATGGGTTCTTCAGTTTGGTTAGCTCATCAAACACCAACCCATCTACGGGCAAACCGTCATTTGTTACACCACACACATCGGCCAACCATTGCAAGTTATCGTAGTTAATCACAATAACATTAGCGTCGCTGTTAAACGCATCGTTGCGCTGCTTGGGTGTGCCCACCGCAATGGCCAGCTTCAAGTGCTTGCTCCACTTGGCGGCTTCGATGGGCCACACGTCGGTACAGACGCGCTTGGGCGCAACCACCAACCAGCGCTTAACGTGGTCGTCTTTGATCATGGCGTCCATGGCGGTCAGCGTGATCGCAGTCTTGCCAGCACCCACTGGCGCCAGCACCATGGCGCGGTCGTGCTCAAACAAGAAGTCAGCGGCTTGCTCTTGGTAGGGGCGAAGGTTCATTTTTTAGTTAAGTACGCTTGAACTAACGCATTGATGGCAAACACCACCTCTCGGTCAAGTTCATTCCACGTCTTTTGATTCCTGTCGTACAACTGTTGCACTACCGCACGGGCGCGCGCCACACATTCACTTTGCATTTTTAATCCATCCATCAATTTGTTCCTTGGTCCATAAACATGCATAGCGCTGATTCAGCAACGCCATGTCCGACATAAAAATTTTCTGCAAGGCCGAAAGCCTGCCGCCTTTTGTTTTCAACTCCACAAACCATGTAGTGCCATCAGGCAAACAAGCGATCCTGTCAGCCACGCCTTTGCGCCCGGGGGATGTGAACTTCCACGTCTTGCCACCCATGCGCTCCACAGTCCAGACAAAGTATTTTTCGATTTCTTTTTCAAGCATGTCAAAAAGTTTAGCACACTTTTATTTTTTATGCTATAGTCAAGGCTCATCAACTAAAGGAAAGTCCACATGGAACTGAAAATCACCACCACCGAAGCAGAGAAAATTCTCTTGGAATGGGCGCAAGCCAAATTCCCAGATGCCTTCAATGCAGTAGAGATCAAAACCTACAGCTACAGCGGCGAAATCAAATTCACTAAAGAGGAAACACCAGATGCAGCACAGTAACATCGTTGGCGGCTCGACCGCCAAGCGCGTCATCAACTGCCCAGGCTCAGTGGCCTTGGTGCAAAAGATGCCGCCCCAGCCCAGCAACAAATACGCCGATGAGGGCACGCTCCTTCACAACGTCATCGCCGACATCGTGATGACCGACAACCCACCAGAGCACTACCTGGGCACCAAGTACGAAGACCAAGTGCTGACGCAAGAGTTGATCGACAACAAGCTAAAAGTTGCAATGGCCGCGCTTGATGAGATCGACCCAACCAAGGAGATGGAAATTGAAGCTGAAACTCGCGTTGGTTTTGGTGATCTACTTCCCGGCGTGTTTGGCAGTACTGACCTTATTGGCCGGGTTGGCAATCGCGCTGTGGTTTTGGATTGGAAATTTGGCGATGGCGTTGCTGTGGAGGTAGAAGAGAACCCCCAGCTCATGTTCTACGCCGCTGCATCCATGCGCACTGAGCAAGCCAAGTGGGCGTTTGATGGCGTCGATGAGATCGAATGCGTGATCGTGCAGCCGCCCCAAGTCAAGCGCTGGGTGACCACGCCCAAGCGCATTGCTGAGTTTGAGTTGCAGTTGGTGCAGGCCGTCAAGCTGGCGCAAAAGCCAGACGCCGAGCTCAAGACCGGCGACCACTGCCGCTGGTGCGCAGCCAAGCCCATCTGCCCCCAGATGACCGGCGCGGTTGACCGGGCTTTGAAGACCAGCATCGACGCCTTGGACGCCCCTCAGATCAGCGCGTACCTTAAAAATGCTGATATGCTAGAGCAGTGGATTTCGGATCTGCGCGCGTTGGCCCTTCAGATGCTTGACTCTGGGGCCAAGTTGCCTGATTACAAACTGGTGGCCAAGCGTGCCATCCGCCAATGGACTGACGAAGACAAGGCCAAGGTTGCCCTGTTCGCGTTCGGTCTTACAGAATCTGAGGTGATGGAGACATCAATCATTTCACCGGCCAAGGCTGAGAAGGCGCTCAAAAAGCGCAAGCAAGCCTTGCCCGATGATCTGGTCGTCGCCGTCTCTTCGGGTAACACCATTGCGTCTGAGAGTGATCCCAGGCCTGCGGTGATTCAAATCGGGAAGCAATTAACGGCTGCCCTTTCTAAACTTCAATAAAGGAACAGAAATGTCCAATTTAGTAGCGTTCTCTCAAGCGGGCTTGCCCGCAGTCTCCACCCTCTCAACCGCTTTGCGCGCGATCCAAGCAGACGTTGGCCCAGCCGGTACAGTCATCCTCAAAATGGATAAAACTGGCCATTGGGTCTTCGGTGCCGATCAGACCGAAGTGGAAGACGACTCCACTTGGGCCATCAACCCCTTCAGCTTTGTCCACGGCTTTATCGCCTGGGGCGACGGCGAAGTCTTGGCCGAGAAGATGGCGTCGGTGTCCCAACCGTTGCCCGAGCTTGATGAAGCGCCCCCCGGCGCCAAAAAAGGCTGGGAGACACAAGTGGGCATGAGCCTCAAGTGCATCAGCGGCGAAGACAAGGGCATGGAAGCGCGGTACACCACCACGTCAGTGGGCGGCAAACGCGCTGTGCAGACCTTGGCTGTGCTGTTGGCTGAACAGGTCGAAAAGGACCAAGCCAAGCCAGTGGCAATCGTGCGCCTCAAAAAGGATCACTACGCCCACAAGTCCTACGGCAAAATCTTCACCCCGGTGTTTGAGGTTGTCGAATGGGTCAGCATGGACGGTGAGCCTGAAGCTCCCAAGGCTGAAGAAGCACCGGCTGCACCAGCTGGCCGCCGTCGTCGGTCTGCCTGATGACTCTTTGGGTTGATTTTGAAACCCGTAGCGCCTGCGACCTAAAAGCCGCAGGCGTTTACAACTACGCTCAAGACCCATCGACTGACGTGCTTTGTATGTCGTGGGCTTTTGATGATGAAGACGTCCAGACATGGACGCCTGACCAACCATTTCCCGAGAGCGTGCGCAACCACAAAGGCGTAATCTACGCCCACAGCGCCGCTTTCGAGCGCCTAATTTTTTGGTATGTCTTGCAGATCAACTTTGATCTAACACAGTTCTACTGCACCGCAGCCCAAGCCCGCGCCAACTGCGCGCCGGGTTCGCTTGAAGACGTGGGGCGCTTTGCTGGCGCGTCCATGAAGAAAGACCATCGCGGCTCGCAACTGATCCGCTTGTTGTCGATCCCCCGCGCTGATGGGACATTCAACAACGACCCCACGCTCATGGCCGAGATGGTGGCCTACTGTGAACAGGATGTCCGTGCCATGCGCTCGATCAGCAAGGCGCTGCGGCCGCTGTCAGAAGACGAACTGCTCGACTACCACATCAACGAGCGCATCAACGACCGGGGCGTCTTGGTCGATGTGCCCCTGTGCCAAGCGGCCATCAAGTTTGCCAGCGACGAGCTGGTCGAGATCGAGCAGATCGTGGCCGAGGTCACCGAAGGCGCCATCACCAGCGTGCGCAGCCCCAAGATGCGCGAGTGGGTGCTAGAGCGCGTGGGCCCGCAGGCCAAAGAGTTAATGGTCGTCTTCAAAGACGGCGAGAAAAAATATTCGATTGACAAGACTGTGCGGGCCAATCTGTTGGCCATGGACAATGCCGAGGAGGTGCCCCCTGATGTTCAAGAAGTTATCCAATGCGCAGACGACCTTTGGGCGTCGTCGGTTGCGAAGTTCAGCCGCCTTGCAAGCCTGGCAGATGTCGAGGACCAGCGAGTACGAGGCGCGTTTGTTTTCGCAGGCGGCAGCGCAACAGGCCGCGCTTCAAGCTATGGAGCCCAGGTTCACAATTTCACTCGCAAGTGCGCCGCATCGCCCGAAGACGTTAGAGCTGCAATGGTCCGAGGCCATTCAATTGTTCCTCGATTTGGAAGCCGCGTTACTGATGTCCTCAAAGGAATGCTCAGGCCCGCACTGATACCAGCGCCCGGCAAGCACTTGGTCGTGGCCGATTGGGCCGCTATCGAGGCCCGCGCCAACCCGTGGTTGTCAGGCCGTGGGGATGACAAGCTGGCCATCTTTGCCAAGGGCGAGGACGTGTACAAGGTCAACGCCGCCGCCACCTTTGGTGTCAGGGTCGATGAGGTAACGAAAGATCAGCGCCAGATCGGCAAAGTGCAAGAGCTCGCCTGCGGCTTTGCCGGCGGCGTGGGTGCCTTCGCAGCCATGGGCCGCGCCTACGGCGTGCAACTCACCGAGTTTGAGGCCAAGCGCATGGTGGACGCATGGCGACGCGCCAACCCATGGTCTGTCCCCTACTGGCAGCAGCTCGAGGAAGCCTACACCCGCGCCATGAGAAACAAAGGTTTTGAGTTCAGCGCGGGTCGGGTTACCTATATGTATGACGGCCAGCACCTTTGGTATGCTCTGCCCTCCGCTCGGGTGCTGTGCTACCCATTTGCCAAGCTAGACGCCGATGGTGTGACCTACGCCAAGGCCGCTTGGAAACCAGCAGCAGACGCAAAAGAATGGCCGCGAGCCCGCCTTTGGAAAGGCTTGGCGTGTGAGAATATCACGCAGGCCACCGCCAATGATTTGCTACGCCATACCCTGCGCCAGCTTGACGACGTGGTGCTCCATGTCCACGACGAGGTGGTGCTGGAAACCGACCGGCCAGAGGAGATGGCCGTGCGATTGAAAGAGGTGATGTGTACGCCACCGCCATGGGCCAAGGGCTTGCCCCTTGATGCTGAAGTAACAACTATGAAAAGGTACGGAAAATGAAAACAACTATTGTCCCCATCAGCGGCGGGAAAGATTCCCAAGTGGTGCTCTCAATCGCGCTGGCGCGAGTGCCACGCGAGCAGATCGTATGCGTTCACCAAGACACCGGGTTTGATCATCCGCTGACATACAAGCATGTCGAAGAGATCGAGCGCTTCTATAACGTCACCATTGAACACACCACCAGCAAACATGGCGACATGTTTGGCTTTGTTGAAAAAGTTCAGTATTTTCCCAACAGCGCGGCGCGGGGTTGCACCCGTGAACTTAAACAAGAGCCATTTTTGAGATGGCTGCAAGCCAAAGGGTACAACAACGAAAACTGCGAAATATGGTTTGGTATGCGTTCCGATGAGAGCCGGGATCGCACCCAAAAATATGGGGATCTGAGCGTTGATGATTCCTTTGATCTGGGCGACATCAGCGGTTTCTACAGCAGCAGCAAAAAACTAAAAGAATCCGTCGGGCGTATCCAGACACGTTTGCCAATCGTTACTTGGACTACCGAAGATGTGTTTGCACATCTGGAGGCCGAGAACGCCCCCCTCAATCCTTTGTACGGCAAAGGCCACAAACGTGTGGGGTGCTATCCTTGTTTGCTGATGCGCAAATCTGAATGGCAACTGGTGGCCAACGACCCTTTTGGGCGTCAGAACTTAGAGCGCCTGCTAAAAATTGAAGAAAAATTTAAAGCGGAAGGCAATCCACGAAAATATATTAAAGTTCATCGCGTGTGGGATGTTCAAAGTTTTCTGGATGGCGCAGACGTGCGGGAACTTACAGCAGACGAATGCGGATGGTGCAGTATTTAAAACAACAACGCCCGGCAGTGTGAGGCACTGGCCGGGCGTCTTAACCAAAGGAGAAGCGTTTTGGAATTTCTGGAATTTATCACAAAATTAGCCCCAAGTGGCGAGACAGCGCTGATTGTCAGGCAAAAACCACAGTTAAAAGACGGCGAGATTCAGCTCCACGCCGATGGGGCGGTCAAATGCACATGGCCGGCATTCCTGCCCGACCCCAAGCGCATCAAGGGCGATCAGGCATGGTACGGCAACACGGCCAGCTTTATTGTTGACCGGTTTGAAACCGGCCGTGTGTCAGCGTCCGCAGCGAACTGCGAATACATCCTGGTGATGATGCTGGACGACATTGGCACCAAGTCCAAAACCCCGCCGCTTGAGCCCACCTGGATCATGGAGACATCCCCCGGTTCATTCCAGTGGGGCTATGCTTTCAGCGACCAACCAACCAAGGCCGAGTTCAGCGCGGCCATCAAGGCCATCGCCGAAGCAGGCTACACCGACCCCGGCGCCTGCAACCCGGTGCGCAACTTTCGGCTGCCTGGGTCGATTAACCTCAAACCTGGCCGCGACAACTTCGCCGCGCGCTTGGTGGAGTTTGAGCCCACCAGAGAGTACACACTAGGCGACATCTGCACCGCCTTGGACGTGACCCCGGTCGAGCCCGACTCACTCACCCTGCGCCCGATCCGCATCTCAGACGATGGCGCTGATGACGTGATGGCGTGGTTGTCTGGCCAAGGGCTGCTACTCTCCAAACCCAATGGCGAAGGCTGGGCGGGCGTGATCTGCCCCAATGGCGCCGAGCACACAGACGGCAACCCAGAGGGCCGCTACATGCCCGCCAACCGGGCCTACTGCTGCCTGCATTCGCATTGCGTTGACTTCGATTCCCGCGCCTTTTTGACGTGGGTGGCCGACCAAGGTGGCCCGGCCCACAACCCGGGCCTGCGCGAAGAGCTGCTCACCCAAGCCATGGAGTCGGCCCTTTCAAAGTTAGCACCAACTGCCGACTATCCAGACGAGGCCGCGCGCGTCATCGCCGAGGTGGAGCGCAAAGAATTGGGCCGCATCCAGATGGCCGAGTGGTGGGACAGGTTCGCGTATATACAAACCGACGATGGCTATTTTGATATGCAAGACCGGCGTGAGTTGTCGCGGGGCACGTTCAACGCCTTGTACCGGCACATCAAGTGCATTTCTGTGCATAACAACAAGCGCAAGGTCGAAGCGTCTTATGCTTTCGATGAGCACCGCCAAGCCAAAGGCGGCAAGGCGTTGGTGGGCATCACCTACGCCGCAGGCGAGACGGTGCTAGTCGCCCGCGATGGTCAGGTGTACGGCAACCGATGGCGCGATGCCCGCCCGGAGCCCATTGCGGGCGACGTGTCCCAATGGATGCGCCACCTGGAGCGCATGGTGCCCGAGCCCTTCGAGCGTGAGCACCTTTTGAACGCTTTGGCCCATAAGGTGCAGTTCCCCTCCCACAAGATCAATCACGCCATCCTCATGGGCGGCAACCATGGCAGCGGCAAAGACACGTTGTTTGCCCCCTTCTTTTGGGCCATTGGCGGCAAGGCCAAAGTCAATTGCTCATTGGTCAAGAATGAAGAACTGACCTCCCAATGGGGTTATGCACTTGAGTGCGAAGTCATGGAGATCGCCGAGTTACGCCAAGCCGAGGCCAAAGATCGCAGGGCGTTGGAAAACACCCTCAAACCCATCATCGCCGCGCCCCCTGAGTTGTTGCCGGTCAATCGCAAGGGCTTGCACCCATACATGGCCCTCAATCGCGTCTTTGTGATCGCCTTCTCCAATGAGCGCGCCGCCATCTCGATTCCCTCAGAGGATCGCCGATGGTTCTGCCTTTGGTCAGACGCGCCTAAACTAGCGGAAGCTCAGGCGGTGAGCTTGTGGAACTGGTATCAGCATCGGGGCGGCTTTGAAGCCGTGGCCCATTACCTCCACACCCGCGACGTGTCCGCATGGAACCCAAACGCCGCGCCCCCGATGACCGAGGCCAAGGCGATCATGGTCGAACACGGCATGAGCGGCGCGGAGTCCTGGTTACTTGACCAGATGCGCCGCCGCGTGGGCGAGTTTGCGCGGGGTGTAGTGGGGTCGCCCTTCCATGGCCTATGCGACCGCCTGCAAGGCCAAGCGCAACCCGTGGGCACCAAGATTGTCCCCGCCGCCCTTATGCACGCCCTCAAAGAAGCCGGATGGGTTGATTGTGGGCGGTTGGCCTCCCGCGCTTACTCAACCCGCAAGCACATATTCTGCGCCCCTGATATGCTCGCCACCTCAAAATCCGACTTGCGGGCTTTGGTTGAGGCATAAAAAAAGCCCCCCGCGAGGGGGGCTGTGAGGGTTGGCAACTGCTCAAAGGTCAAGCAGCAGGGCAAGTATAGCGGCGAGAATTACCGCGCACATTAGCGCCATGCCTTCCCCTTGGGCGGTGCATAGCGGCGCAAAATGTCCTTAAACAACATCATCCACCTCCTCAAGTTGTCCCAAGCCTTTTTGCATACCATCGACCACCGCCTCAAAATGCATAAAAGTGTTGTCAATATTTTCAATTAGTTCATGCGTGGGTAAGCGTTCAAACCATTGCCACACCGCGACTAATTCATCCTCCTCACGCAATAGCTCAATCACGTCATCAAAGGACAATTCGCGGGGATATTCGCTCAAAAACTCATTAAGTGCAAAGCGTTGCGAATGTTTCATTCTGTCACCTCCCAGGCCGCATCTTCGCCGCTTGCCAACGTGGGCGCGGTGCTCAAGGGTTGCCAGTCCCATGGCGTACACCCTTGGTTTAGCTTTTCATACGCGGCGACATATTCAGCGGTGCTCATGCCGTCGCGGTAAACGGGGTAAAAGCGTTTGACCGTCCCCTTGGACTTTACGGGCTTATGTTTGCCGGTGCATTTGGCGTGCAACGCAAAAATGTCGGTGCGGTTGGTTTTGTATGTGGTTTTTCCGATAGTTATCATTTTGCAGTCTCCAAAATTTCGGTTGCAATTTCTTGCGCCCAGTCGATTAAATGGGTGCTTTCCTCACAGTTTTTACGATATACATATTCACAGGCGCGGTGTAGCGCCCAGTCCGGCGGCACGTCTTCGCCTTGGTCTGAAAAACGCTCGCGCAGGTCTTCAACGTCAAGGGTGACGATAGGAAACCAACCCAATGATTTCTCAAGTTGAATCACTAAACTGACTTTTTCTTCGCGGGTAAGGTTTTCAATGTTCATGGTGTCATGCTCCGTAAGCGTTAAGGTAATCGGTCAATGCGCTGGATACAGTTTCGCCATTGAAACTGCCCAAACGTAGATCTGCAACGTCTTCAGAATTGAAACAATACCCGCGTTTATCGGCGTAGGCTTTGACCTCTTCATCTGTCGCGTTGCACAAGTATTTGTTGCCTTTTATCATGCTGTCACCTTTTCAGTTGCGCAAACTAAACACGCGCCCCCAAGCATGGGGGATTCAATTTCGCATGGGCCGCAATGCGCCCATTCATCACATTGAAGTTGGCCGTTTTCAACCGCGTCATGCACGGCGTGTTGGCCTTGTTTTTCATAAATAGCATACGCGGCGGCGTGTATTTGTTCGATGTTCATGCTGTCACCTCTTCGGTGCGGCACATGGTGCAATCTTCGGCGTTGTCTTCGGCGAACGTCTCCAGTTCGGCGTATGTGTCAAAGTCGAATTCTTCGCCGCATTCGCGGCACGTGTAAGACCATTGCACATCAAAGCCGATCGAGCAATAAACACAGCCCACCCAGTCTTCAGACCAGACCCAGACGTTGCCGGATGATTGATTGACCCCGGCTTGGGTGTACTTGTCAGTTCGCAAACCCGCAAGCCGGACAGCTTTCAAACAGTCGGACAGTCTATCAAGGTCTGCTCCTTCCGT